CTCGAACGCCCCCCAGTCGATCCGGCGGTCATCGCCGTCCTCGCGCCAATCGGTAAGCCTGAAGCGGACGCGGATGCGGTTGCCTGGCTCCGGCTTGAGGTCGCCAATCCACTCCCCCTCTCGGTCTTCGAGCTGGATCGACACCTCGTCGGCCCGCCCGTGCAGGCGCTGCGTGACCGACACCGAAAGCAGGGACGGCCGCAGAAATCCTGTGATGTCGGTGCCGATCTCTGTCAAAATGGTGGCATCACTGGACCGGGCCATCGGTGCTTATCGATCCCAAGGGGGCGTTGGCGTTGGAGGCGTATTGGTGTCCGGTAGGTCCGGAACGGTGAGCTCTACGTTTGCCGGCAGGGTCAGCTGGCCACTATGCTCCGGGTTTGCAGCCAGCAGGCGGTCCATCGCCGACTCGCGGCCGTAGACCTCCCGGGCGATTTCGTCCCAGGCCTGTCCCTGAACGGTTGAAAACGTGCGGGGCATAAGGCTTAGAATCCGGTTCTTTTCTCTTCCTCGAGAGCGCGCTTGACTTTCCGGACGACGTCGTCGGAGCCCTCCTGGACGGCCTGCTGGACTTCTCCGGGGTCCGCGTCGCCCTGCATGGTGACTTCTGTTTCGTTGTTGACCGTGACTTGGATCGGTCGCGGTTTCGAGCGTGGCTCCCGGCGCGGCCGCCCAGAGCGTTCTGGCATCTCGATTTCTTGCCGGGCCACCTGCTCGGCCGCCTCGCTCGTTCGCATGGGGCTGGGAGTCGGGATCTGCCCCTCCACCTGCGGCAGTTCGGGCACCTCGACGTCCGGTCGCAGGCCCAACGTGAGCGCCCGGCCGTCTACGCCCTGCAACACTGCATCCAGGCGCTGTTGTAGGGGCGACCCGTCGAGGCCCTGTGCAATCGTCGAGATCATGGCGGGCCCCGTCTCGTCGAGGTCGCTGAGCGGGCCCCGCTTCGCCGGACTGAAGGGGAGAAAGTCGCGGATGCCGGAGGCAATGCCTTTCATCGTGTCCCAAAGGCGGGGAGCAACAGTTTGGATTCCTTCGGCAATTCCGGAGATGATCGCCTTCCCTGCTTCCAGCCAATTGCCGTTTGCGATCGCTGATACCGTTTCGTTGACCGTCGAGATGATGTTCTCAAAAGCGCGAACGCCAGTTGCGATTGTCTCGATCATGCGTACGAGGACGCCGCTCACAAGCCATCCCAACAGAGAGCCGAGGTCGCGGCCAGCCGTCATCATTCCCTCAAACTCGGAAACCGACTGGCCAATTGGGGAAAGTAGACGCATCAGTGCATCCCCCAGCAGCGTCACGCGCGACCACAGGAAGCGAAGCGGGCGAAGCACGGGTTGAAGCTCTTGAGCAAAACCCTCGAAGAAACCCTGGAAGAAGGCAGCTAAGGGGCGCCACACCTTGAAAATCGCTGTGCCGATGGCCGCAAGGATACCGAGGCCGGTGAGGAGGCCTCCTCCGACAAGGGCGCCAAGGCCTGTGATGAGGCCACTGAGGGCGCCCCCTGCGGTCGTGATGCTTGCAGTAAAGCTTTTGAGGCCAGATAGCAGAGCGCTACCGGAGGTAAAGAACTCAGCCATCGTTCCCAACGCCGATATCCCTGCGCCGATGCCCTGCGCGAAGAAGCCGAGGACGGCCAGCCCGCCCCCGATGACAGTCAGAAGACCACCTACGGCGACAGTCACAAGGGCCAGCTGCTTCGTAAGCTCTGGATTCGCCTGCACCCACTCGTTGACCGGTTCCAGGAAGTTTGACACGGAACGAGCTGCAGACGTAACTGCTGGCAGCAGCTCCGCCCCGACCAGGCGGGCGAACCGCTTCGTGCGATTCCAGAGCAGCGTCAGTTGATTGAAAAGCGTCTCGGTCGCCGCCTCAAACTCTCGGGTGAGGCTGGTATTCTCTTCAAACTGCTCCGCCGAGCGGCCCAGTGCGCTGTCAAGATTATCGATATTGGCAGCCAGGCCGCTCAGGGTTTGCCTACTCACCGACGAAAGCACAGACCGGAGTTGGTCTGCCTGCTGGCCTCCCTCATTGAACGAAGTAGCCATTTGCCGGATCAGCTCAACGGGACTTTCCTCCCGCATCTGCGTGAACTGGCCCGCCGTCATGCCGAGAGCGGAGGCAATGTTCTGGGCCTTATCTGGGTTGAGAAGCTCCTGCGCAAACCTCTTCAGGCGGGTCCCGGCACGCTCAGACGACTCCGATACCTCGTTTAGCGCCGCCGAGATTGCGGGCATCTCTGTAGCCGAAAGCCCCAGATTGTCAAGGGCCTGCGACGAGCGGAGCATCGAGTCGACGATTTCCTGACTCGATGTTGCCATGTTATTGGAGAGGGCGTTAATAGAGGACCCGAGGTTCTCGACCTTCGGGATCGGCGTGTCGGTCAGCGTGGCCAGTTTCGCGAATGCCGTCCCGGCTTCTTCGGTAGACAGGTCGGTGGCGGTGGCCATCTTCGCCGTGCTCTCCGTAAACGCCAGAATATTTTTCTCCCCCTGCACCCCGAACCGCGCCGCATCGGCCGCCAGGCTGGCCAGCTCCGTGGACGCTCGTGGGATGCGCGTCGACATTTCCTCGATCGGCCCCGCGAGGTTTTCGGCCGTCGTCTCATCGGTCACCTTCTGCACCTCAACCATCGCCTCTTCAAAGCGGCCAGCTTGCGTCACCGCTCCCGCGATCGGGGCAAGCATGGCGCCCCCAGCCGTTGCAATGCGCTGCCCCGCCTCGGTCATATTCCGGCCAGCCCGTTCGGCTTGCTCACCGAGCTGATTTAGGCGCTGGCCGGAGGGCAGGTCCCGCAGGCTCGACTCAATCGACTCGGTCGCGGCCTCTGTCTTGGCAGCCGCCTGTCCGAGCTCGGACGACATGTCCTGGGCACTTGACTCGATCGACTCGGTGGCCAGCTCCGAGTCGGTGGCTGCCTCTCCTAGCTCCGAGGACAGATCCTCCGCACTGTCCTCGATCGACTCGGTCGCCGTCTCCGTCCGAGCTGCAGCTTCCCCAAGCTCCGACGACATCTCATCGTCGAGAAAGAGCCCAAGTCCGGCCCGAAAGAAAGACTCTCCAGGGACAGCCACAGGTGAAAATTCAAGTAGGCCAAGGAGAAAATACAGGACCGCCCGCGGTGGTGGGAGGAGGGCACCCCGCGGGCGGCCGCAATTCTAATGTGGGCGGGTCTAATGTGAGCGGGCACGGGAAGCAGCTTTTTCGGCTTCCTCCTGTTTCTCCTCCATCATGGTGAAGGCCGCCTCCGCCCAATAGAGGTACTCGGCATAGCTCATCGACTGCACTGCCGGCAACGGTTGCCGCACGAAGCGGCAAAATTCGAGGAGGCGCCGCCGGCTCAGGTAGGGGGGTTCGCCAAGTCGTCCAGCGCCGACTGGATCGGAAAGTACTCTTGCAGGGGGATCTGCTCGACCTCATCGCGGCTGAAGCCTTCGCCGTCAATCTCGACGAGCTCCGCAAAGAGCGCCGTCAAGTACACGCTCTGGTCGATCCCGTCGCCCCCGCGCTCCCGGGCAATCCGTAGCGCCCGGTTGTGGTCGGCTACCACGCCGGGACGAATGATTGCCGTGCGCCCGGTGGGGAGCTCGACGGTTTTCCAGATGTCCTCGGGATCGGGCGTGCCGTTCTCATCCATCGTGTCGAAATCCTCTTCGGTGTCCTCCATGTCAGACTGTATGTTGGTTTGAAAGCGGTGAGAAATGTTCTGTGCTGCTTGCCAGCGGGCCGGCGCTCGGGCCACGTTCTCCCAGGTCAGCTCCGCCGCAATCGACGCCAAGACATCGATCCAGAGCAGCGTAGCCAGGCATTTCAGTAGCCAAAAGGCAGGTGTCATTCTCCTCCGCCGGCCTTTTGCAAGCTACTCCAGCCCCAGGTTCGCCCGCCGGTCGGCCAAGAGGTCCTCGCCGTCGAAGACGAAGATCCGGTTCTTCGGGTCAATCTTGGTGATGACGGTTCCATCCAACTCTTCCTTGTAGAAGTGGACGGCGAGCTCGAGCTCCGGGCCCTCGGTCCGGTTCCGCTCGGCGGTGTCGTTGGAGCGGCCCTGGTAGAGGGCTCTCATCGAGACGATGCGACCAAACTCCGAGACGCCCTCTTCGGTAAGGTCGGCGATCGACTCGCGCACCTCGACCTGCACCGCCTCGTTTGGTTTGAAGGCGCGCTGGTCGGACGGATGGTAGCTCTTAAACGCGATCGTGGCCGTCATCGCCTCGTTGTGAACCTGCGGGATGGACACCGCGCCGCTCATCCCGAGCTGCTCGAAGTCCTCGGCCATGAGGTTGACGTCCGGCAGCTCTACGTCCGCCGCTGAGATGAGCTCGGTCCCATCGGCGAAGACGAGCGCGTCGGTGATCGTGTTGGGAGTGGTCGGCATGGGAAGACATCAGATCAGTGTCAGTTTTGCGCGCGAAAGGGAGCCTGCGCCCGAATCTTGGCTTCAAAAGCGCTAGGCGAAGAGGTTCTCGTAGAGCCCGACGTCGACTTCCAGGACGTGCTCAATCTCTTCGGCCGGGGTCGGCGCCGCGTACAGGATGCGGAACGTAATCTTGCCGTTCTGCAGGTCGGTGATCGGGTTGTCGCCCTCTTGGAAGAGCACATTGGCCCCAAGGAGGGCGCCCTGCGAGGCCCAGCCGTTCAAGGTCTGGTTCACCGACGAGACCACGCTCGAGATGAGCCGGCGGTTCACCGGGTCGTCGACCTTCTGGAAGGTGCTGAGGATCAGCATATTCTCGATGTGGGTCGCCATCCGGCTGTTCGGGATGAAGCTGTCTTTCACGTCGGTCGAGCCCGGGTACGCGGCCGTCCGACTGTTCCAGAGCTTGTATCCGTTGCCCCGGAAGACCGTCACGAGGCCGTTGTCGAGCAAGGTCTGCGCCTCCTGAAACGTAACCGGGACTTCGGTCCCGTCGATCGAAAGATTCTCGTTGGAAGGGGAGACGTAGGGCAGCCCGCCGCCCTTCGTCCGGTCGGTGCGGGCGATCACCCCGGCCGCGTGCGCCGACAGCCAATCGGTGTTCTCTCCCAGCGTCACCCGCGGCCAGTAGACTGACATGTCGGGGCTGCTCGTCAAGGTGCCCTTTTCGCTGACTGCCTCGGACACCTCGTCAAAGCTCGAACTCGAGCTTTCGACATCGACGAGGCCGTGGGCCTTGAAGCCGCCGCCGAAGCCGCCGGCCTTGCCCGCGATCGCCGTTGCCACTGTCGACTGGTGGCTGTATCCAGGCGCCAGGATGATGGAGGGCACCTCGCCGAACTTGACAAACACCTCTTCGATCAGCTCGAGGCCGGTCCGGTTTCCGCCGGAGGCGCCGCCCACGACGTCCGAGGCGAACGCACCATACGAGTCCACATAATCGTATTTGATCCAAGCCTCCTTCCCGGCCGGTATCGAGCCGCTTTCGATTCGGGTGATCACGCCCGCGTCCGTATCGACTTTGTAGTCGGTGCCTTCGTCGTAGGAGGGACCGCCTGGTGTGTCTTGGTACACTTCCACATTGAGGACATGGGCATTGGGGAGGGTGACCTCCCCGTCGGAAAAGGTATCTTTTATGACTTCGGCGGTGATGGTGTCGAGGACGTTCACCATGTAGGCCGGCTTCGACCCGTACTGCTGGAAGAAAAGCTCCGCGAACCGGACGAGCGTAAAGTCCCAGGTGCCGTCTTGCGGGTAGCGTTGGCCAAAGGTGTCAACGAAGTCGGCGAACGACCCGATCTTTTCAATCTCGTTTGTCGGGCCCTTCGGTGCAGTCCCGACGATGAAGGGAACCGCAGAGGGGCTCGAGCGGGTCGCAAAGACGGCCGTGGAGACCTCGCGCGTCGTGACGCCGTGTGGCATGGCAGTGTGTAGTCAGTCGTGAAAGGCTATACGCAGTCGTAGTCTCCTCCAAAAGTGTCTCGGGCAGCGCCTCGTTCGAGCGTCTGTGCTACCCGCTAATGTCGACGAGAATGCCCTCAGCGATCAGGCGCTGAACGTCGTCGTTCTCGAGGGGAAGGTTTTGGTAGATCTCGCCGGAGAAAAGCATCCCATCGGCCCGGCCTTCTCGCTCGAAGGTGACCATCTCATCCCCCTCGTGCCGATAGACGCCTTCGGGCGGCACTTCTTCACCGCCTTCTTCCTCGGCCGAAGCGTCCTCCTCACCTGACTCGGGCTCCGGCTCATCCTCGCCGGCCGAACTCTCCTGCTCCGGCACTTCTTCGGCGTAGCCCTCTTCCTTGAGCCAGCTGAGGGCGGCCTCGTGCCCCTGGCCGACGTGCTCGTCCTCGCCCTCCTCTCGGGCCGCGTAAAAGTGAGGTCCGTTCTGACGGAGGATGCCTGCTTCAAGGGCTTCCTCAATGAGGCGCCCCGCCTCGGATCGGGTTTCGTCTGGCATGGGGTTGTGTCACTTGTGTAGCTGAACGTCGAAAAGGTTATGCGCTCCAAGCGGCGCGCTGGAGATCTCCTCCGGCTCGACCACCGCCCTGGGATAGCGGCACGTCACGAGCCAGCGCGCGTCGTACTCCCAGTCCGATGAGCTCGGGTCCGGCGTCTGGTAGAAGGTGCCCTCCGCCTTCGCCTCTGCGTCGACCGTCACCACCGGCCCGCCGCCCATCGAGCCTTCCGGCGCTCCATCGGGCACGTTCGCGTTCGGTACTGCGCCTAAGACCGGCACCTCGAAGGCTGACTCTAGGGCAACCGCCGTCCGGAAGTGGGCCTGCAGGGCCTCCGCCCGCAGCGAGTTGCCCGTCACCGCCCCTCGCCCCGTGAGGGCCAGGTCGCAATCCACCGCGAGCTGATACCTCGTCGTATCCGGCCGGGCCGAACGGCTTTTCTTCTCCAGAAACACCTGCTGGGGCGTCAGTGCCAGCTGCATCTGGCTCGACCGGTTCGGGCGTGGGGCGAGCTCGCAGCTGAGACCCGTTCGGTCCTCGAGCCCGGTGCACGCGGCTTTTAGTGGCGCCATCAGCTGGAAGCCGAGCTGAAGGCCTTCCGGGATGGACTCTGCGTCGCTCATGGTCTATTCGCTTATCGTCTCGGGGAAACGTCAATGTCTCGAATCCAGGTGCGCACGATGCCCCCGATGTCGTCACGGTCTTCCCCCGTGAGCCGGAAGGGCCGATACGAAGGAATCGTGACCTCCTCTTTGCGGATCAGAAGGGGAAACGGATCGTCATCTGTGGCTGGCTTGTCAGCCATAATGGCATTCTCGAGAAACCACACGTCCCAGCCGTCCTCCCGCATCCCCGTGATCAAGTCCTCGAAGTCGAAGGCGTAGCGGCGCTGCAGGGCCCGCGTCTGCTCCCCCGCCGGGAAAGCCAGTTTCTCCGCGGAGTCCGGTTCGATCGTGCCTCCGGTCTGGAGAATCGAGGCCTGTGGGGCGTTGGACCCTACGGCCGCCACCTCGCCCGTGGCCCGGGTCGCGAAGCCCTGCACGAACTGGCCGCGGTCCTGGAGGGGCGTAGAGCCCTCCTTCACGTCCTTCGTGACCGGAGCATTCTCCTGGCCGAGCTTCTCCTGCTTGATGCGACGCATACTGGCCGAGCGCAGGTAGCCGGCGATGCGCTGCATCAGAGGCTCTGTCGAGGCCCCCTTCGCCCGCGCCTCCTTCAGGAAGCGCTGGAACTGCTCGGCACTATCCCACTCGGCTCGGGCTGAGCTCATCAGTATGGAAAGAACAAATCGCCAAATCTGTGAGAGGCCTTCCGTGCCGCCTACGGCACGCGTCGCGTGCCACCTTTTCTCGGGTCGGATCGTCCTTCAAAGCCACCGAGC